TTGGAGTCAAAAGGGGTAAAAATATTTTTGAACGCACCAGTACAAACAATTACAAAAGGCAATAATTATTTTCAAGTCAATGGCATGCAATGTAGAAATGTTGTACTTGCCATTCCACCAGCCAATACGGTAGAACTATTACGTAATTGTGACAATTCAATAAAAAATTCATTTGGCGAGTACAATGAGATTTTTAAATTTAGCAAAGATACAAGATATATTGATTATATTTCACTAACATTTCATTGGGACACACCTCTTCAACTTGAAAAGGTATATGGTTTTCCAAAATCTGAATGGGGGATTGCTTTTATAGTAATGACGGATTATATGAAATTTGAAGAACCATTTTCAAAAACTGTAATGAGTCTTGCAATTACAATACCGGAAAACAAGTCATCACGAATTAACAAAACTGCTGATGAATGCACAAAAGACGAAATATATGACGAAGTGCTTGAACAGATTAGAGAATCATTTCCAACACTTCCTAAACCAACTAGAATAATAATGTCGCCAGGTGTTTATAAAGGACCCAACAAATGGGTATCTTTAGACACAGCCTTTATTAATACAATGAACAAGTCGCTTTTGCCAGAAAGCTCTATAAAAGGCTTATATACAGTTGGTACACATAATGGAAACTCTTCATATGAATTTACTGCTCTTGAAAGTGCCGTTCAAAACGCTGTTTCACTTTCTCACAAATTGCATCCTGAACTTGAGACAAAGTTTCCTTTGAAACACTCTTTAACACTTAAAAAAGTAGTTGTCTTGGCAATTTTATTATCTTTGTTGTATTATATAATTGTTAAGTAATGTCAAGTAAGGACACTGTACTAGAAAACGCACTTTTGCGTTTAGAAAGATTAGAAAAACAAATAGAAAAGATATTGTTGATGCAACAGAAATTTCTTGAGCAACAAGAAACAGTGCTCGAGAGTAATACTAAGTTAGATAATCACATAAACTTTGTTGAAAGTGTATATGACATATGTAAGAAACCGTTTGCTTATATATTAACTTACTATTATGGTAACAATGGTGTGCCATCTAATTTGCCATCTGTTGGTTCTTCTAAAATGCTAGCTTAAGTTCATTTGAACATCAGAATATATAGAAGTTTGTTTAACCATATTCTGCTTATGAGCATAAATGTTTAGTATTCCCATTTTTGCTAATTTGCCCAAGTGCCCGTCTATTTGTTCTTGGATTGGAAATGTGTTTTGAATAACTTTTTTCATGCCGTTGTTACTGATAATGTATCCTTGAAGTCCCCAAAATTCATATACTTTATACCAATTGTCGGATGCATCTGTACTATCAATTATTCTAACAGTTCCAAGCAAAATAATATCCCAATCATTTGGAAACTCTTTAAAGTTTTTAACGACAGTACTTATATCTTCATTAAAACCAGCATCATCTTCAAACACTAATAAAGGACGTCCTGAATTTATGTGTCTTCTGTACAATTCGATACGACTAAGGTAACATCCTAACATTCCTCGTGTAAGTTGAGAATGAGTAGTACGTGTTTGAGTGCTGTCAATGAATTTAATACCATCTAATGTTTCATTTGTAACTAATGGTTTTATATCGTCATATGTTAGCTTACGTCCATCAACTGCTGAGAACCTTTTTATGTTCCAAGAATTAGCAATTTGTAATTGAGTATATTCTTTCATAAATTTTTCAAAACGTTCGGTATTGTAGTCTAAATTTATAACATACACGTTATATTCAGAAGCATTAGAAATATCTTTAGAAATATCTTTAGAAATACAATACCAGATGCAAATACCAAAACATATAAAAAAACATACAATTACAATTAAATATATAACAGTAATAGCGTCCATATAATAATGTTATAAATTAATATTTTAAACTGATACCTTTATCTTTTCCTACTACAACTGTAAACTTTTTGTGGTAAAGAGGCATGTTTCCTTTTATGTATTGAACGGGATACATGTCCAAAATACCAATATCTGAACATTCTTTGATTCCGATTCTCGAGGTGTATTCCTGATTATAATTGTCCAAATAGAAAGCATTATTACCATGTGAGAACTTTACTTTTGAGTAAAACTCCCGAGAGCTTTTGAGTTTCAAATTGTAGAAATACTCATTCATTCTTGCAATATGACTAGAATGTGGCTCGATATACTTCACATTAGAACCTAGGTCTTTTCCTATCACAATATTTATGGTATATACTTCGTTTTCTTCAAAATCAAAACAATCATTGGTTTCGACAACAAGATTATCTTCGTCATCATAATATTTTTGATGATTGAAAACAATGTATTTAGATTCTTCTGTTTTGGGGTGACTATTGAGTTGTTGGTAGCTTGTACAATTTTCGATTAAGAAATATCCTTTGTCAGCACATTCACTTTCCACTAAAATTCGGACATCGTCATTTAAGTTTCCTGATTTCAATTCTTTAACGATTTTTTTTTCAAGACTTTCTAAAAACGTTACAATTTCTGAATCTGGTTCATTATTGTAATTCACAGTTTTGCCTAATGTTGCAATACAACCTCCAATATTAACACCAAGCTCAATTTTGACTACATCATTCACTTTAATTGTATTGTAAGATGACTTGGGTTCGTAAACAAAATTGCCTATACAATTGTTTAAAGATATACTTGTCGGATAAGCAATTCCTTTGTTACTCTCCTTTTTGTATATTTTATTACATTCTTCTATTATTACACGATTTCCAATCCTACATAAATCATATACATTATGAATGTCATTGTAAAGATTTGTGATAATTTCATTGTAAGCTTTAGAACATATTTTAGCTGCTATATTATATTTTGTTAAAGTTTCTTGGTTCATTGTTAATTTACTCCCTAAAAAAATTAACAATAATGTACAAATTCAATTTTAATTATTTTCTCTATTGTGTTGAGATATCCATTTCTTTATATCTTCCAAGTTAAGCAAGATGGATTCTGTGGTTCGTGAAGAAATATTGTTTTTATTGCTGTTAGATAATACTATATTGTTTATAAAATTGCCATTAGCACCTTCGTTAAGTACTTCTTTTGCAATAACTCTGAATAGAAAGTTTTTGTCTAATGTGACATTGGGTTGTTTGTCTTGTGATATTTGATTAAATAACTTGTTAAACATGTCGACAAGCATTTGTATTTTATCAAATTGTGAAAGTTTGGGTTTAGTAATTACGTTTTCAATGTATTTGACAGCTTTTTCGTTTTTAGATATATATTTTGCAAGAAATCTTTTAACGATAATTTTTTCTTGATGTGTGGACTCAATCTTTTCACTATACAAATCCTGGCTATTTTTTATTGTATCTTTTGTTTGTAAATACTTATCAACATCCTTATAAAATGAAAATGGCAATTTAGTAAATGTATTCGGAACATCCATTGATTCTTGTATAGGTATTAATGATCCTACATTAAAAAGAAGAGCATTTGCGGCACCTGAATCGTTGTGTGTATATCCTCGAACAGACATTGGAATTAAATTGTTTTTACTGAATTCTTTATTTATTTCTTTTAAATTTTGTTGAAACGTTTCTATGTCATTAAGACTATTAGATGTTAGTAAATTGTCTAAGGGAACTGTATTTAAATTGTCGACCAATCCTGTTTCTTGCACTGGAATTAAAAATGCTTTTTTTGTAATCACCATTTCAACTTTATTAAAAGAGTTAACAACTTGTCCAACTAGTTTATGTTTTGTTTCCTTTAGAATGCTTAATACTTGATTAATATCGTAAGGCAAATCATACACAAAAGCACTTGGATATTCATTTTCCTTCACACAAGACATTTTCACGTAATCCATGAATAATTGAGACAAACTGTCATTTTGTGTGAATAGAGTTGTTACATCTCCATTATCTAACTTGATTATAATTTCAAAAGCGTTTTGTCTTTTCAGAAGAATTAGGAATGGTTTAGAATTGTCATATGTAATAAACGGTGTACAAATTATTTTCATATTGTTATAATCGGGTGTCTGTGTGGACTCTGATTTTAGATAAGGAATATTGAGTATAAAAACATTTACACCTAATTCTCTCATTATTAGATCTATTGTGTCACTCCAATGTATAACATTATTGCTTTTTAACGTTTCTATATAATTGTTTATCTCTTTATATTTTAATGCTACAGAACCACCATTTAGTTTAGCAAATAACTCAGAGTCTTTTTCTAGTAGATTAACTAATTCTTTTTTAAGCTCAGTTGTTGTTTTCAATTTAGTGGAATTTTGGTGTTGCAACGCAAGTAAAACCGCATTAAAAAATGCAGACTTATTTTGAACGACTCCCATTCTATAATATGTATTATCAAGTATATTATGAAGTGCATCTGGAAGCATACCAATCCTTTGATAGTCTAGTATTTTATCCGACTTTATTATATGTTGTTTAGTAATATCTATTTCCTTTCGTTTCCTGGTGACTGTGGCCTCACGTTCTTTATCAAAACAACATGGATATGAGTTTAGATTGTATCCAAAATATTTGTTGCGTTCATGATGTTCACACTTGTTATGTATATTTGGTTTTGAAAAGTCAGGTGCAAAATTGCACTTGTTTTTTGGGGGATTGGTGATGAGTTTTGTTAAAGGCACTGTCTCTAACCATATTGTTGAATCTTGTTGTTCTTGATCATTTAATATGTCTATCACATCATTATTAGTTATAGCTACAAGAGTATTGTCTTTTGAAAGATAGTAAAATTTTGACACAGAGTTTTGTTCATCCAAACCATCCATGTACTCTGAAACTACTTTAATAGCAAAAGTGGATATTCTTTGCCCATTGTCCATAACATCAATTTTGAAATTTGATGGTTGTACAAGAACCTCTAAATCATCTGATGCGGTATTACGAATATATGCATCTCTTCTACGTTGGTCTTTTTTAAAACAACATATGATATTTTCGTTAGTGAAGCCAGGATATGGATAATCTTTCTTAGGACATACATATTTTTTTCCTTTATGTTCTAATATATAACTGTTTTTAAGAGGTTTAACATCACTTGTTTCTAGAACGGGTTGTCGTGGTTTTTGACATTTGGTAGACAAAATATTTACTCCCTGTTGTCTTAAATTTTTAATATGGCTCTTTTCTTTAACTTTTTGACGTTGGTTTGTATCTGTTTCACTCATATTATTAATAACATGGATTTGATGCAGTATAGTACGAACTTGAAACACACTTTGAGCCCCATATATAGTTATAATGCTTGAGTTTATTTTATAAGGATTATCCTTGACATTAACTGTAATATTGGATTTAACATAATACATAGACATCATATCTTCAGCGATGGTATCTTTTAATTTGAATACATACTCAGACAGGTAAGGATTATAAAGTTCTTTTGAAAACGAATTTCTGTCAATTAATGTTGACGAATCAACAGACGCCGTTAATGTTTCAATATTCCAAACCATATTATCGAATGAGCTTAACAAATGTGATTTTGTAAAGTATCCATACTCATTTGATGCACTATTCAGAATTGATGTAATTTTTTTATGTATATTCTTTAAACTTGTAACCAAAGAATCATAATCACTGTTCAAAGACTCGGCTTTAAGGATAACAGAGCCATTTTCAAATAGATGTGCGGTAAAGAATTTATTTGTATAGTATATTTTAAACATGAGTCCTTTTATCTTTTTATAACGAACTTGTTTGGCTTTCTTTTTTTCATTCAACAGCCATGATTTGACATCTTTTTCAGAACTAAAATCTAACAGATTATTGAACACTTTAACCATTGGAATTCCATTAGACTCGATGGCTATAAAAGGAAACTCTTTACTTAAGGGAAATGAATTGAAAATTTCCATGATTTTAACAAAACGCTGTTTATTTTCTTTTTCTGATAGTATTATACTAATTTGGTTATATTTTATGCTATCGGTATACAAATTATTAGTAGTACTAACAGCTGAATAATAGTTTTGAAGATTTTCAAAATGTTCTTGTAAATCTGGTTTAGAATTGAGTAGTTTTTCAAGATATTCCTCAACGTAAGTTTGAAAATGACCGAATAATGAGGGACTACTTTTTAGTAAAGTGACTTTAATAGCAAATTCAAAGTCTTCTTCTGTAAAATTTATGTAGCCTTTACTTATTGTAATATCTGTAAACGTTTCCGTGTATTCATTATTTTCAAACATTTGATAAAGCATTGGAACATTATAATCTTTTTCTAAAGTATCTAAAATATTTGTCACATACAATTTATTTGTATCGAGTTCAATTGAAGGTGTGTGGATTGATCCATCTTCTTTTTCTAATTTGATAAAGCTTGGGTGCATTTCAATACCGTCTGTAAAATAGAACAACTTGGCTTTTATAAGTTCAAAATTGTCATCCATTAAAAGCATACCAGGAGCAATTTGTTTATTGTTGGATTTATTGTATACATCAACAACCAATGACATCTTATTATAGGAAGATAAATTAATTTTCTACAACTTGCTTTTGTTGAACAATTTCTTTCAAAGGTTGTATTATATCAAACAAATTTGGTGTTATATTATGAACTTCATTTAAATTCTTAAACCCTGTTGCTATGACATTTCCACTTTGAAATATTAAAAAAGTTATTGATCGACAATAACATTTATACGTACAATGACAATGACCGTCGAATACAAAATCAGATGTTATCATTGGTACTTTGTAGACAAATTTTATACCAGAGTACGCTTCTGGTCTATATTTACACAAATAGTTTTGGTGAATTAAACAATCATATAATTTGTTTCGATTCAGTTTGAAATTGAGATTAAAACAAATATTGATGCAATTCACATTAACATCAAATACTTGTTTGTATGTAGTAGAATCAAAATCTAAGCATTCCCAAGTTCGACTTTTATAAGGTGTTGTTTTATAGTCGACTTCAATGACTTCAGAATGTTGGTTTGGGTCGATTATTAAAGACTTATCTACAGTATAGTTAATTTTACCAATAATGACATTGTCATTGGCATAAATAAAACCCGAGTTGTAATCATAATGAATTTCAAAATTCTTTTTATAAAACTTTGTTCTATTGTTAAGTAACTCTAGATTAGAATAACCAATTAAAACTCCATCAAAATTAAGTATTTCTTTTTTGCGCTGTGATTCTTGCTTTCCGTATATTAAAACATGTCTTTCACCATTTACTTTATACTGCTTTTTATCAATTACATACACTCCGGTTTTCAATTTGTATCCAATAATTTGATGCCCAGAATACGAATACATGATATTATTGTTATCTAGAAGAACACCATGCTCGTCTTGTGTCAATAAAATAATATGCCCATCTGTCGTTTCCATGTTCTTAAATTTCTCTAAGAGTATTTTTAAGACTTTGTATGCATCATCTTCTGATTTACATCCTGTCATGTGCAAACTACCATTTTTGAAAACTTTGACATTAATCGATTTATCACCATTATTAACAATTATAGAAACTTGATTATAGAATAATCTTTTATTCACTTTGTCAAGCTTTTTTCCTTTTGACTTTTTGTAAATAGTTGTGCTATACATGCCTTTCATAATATTGAGATCGCCATACTTGTACTTAATTCCAAGAATTTTATCATCTATTTGAAGATATTGTCCGATGTTCGTAATGTTTAGGTCGCAGTCAGGGATTTTACAACATAATGTAATAGTTGCTATATTAATTTGTGTGTCATTTACTGTCAACATTCTTTCTATGTTGAAAGTAATAGAATAAACTCAATTTTCTTTAAATGGAATCGATATTTAGATTGTCATTGTCATTGTCGCCAAATATCACCAATTCATTGTCATCTATAACATTTTTATCTTCTCCTTGTAATTGTTCATATGTGATATGGCCTCTATTAAGCAATACTTGTATTTCTTCGTTATTGTACTTAAATACTATATCACATTTATTGTCTTGAAAACCACGATAAGAAATTAGTACCACGTCAGCTGTAGCTATCCAAATTTTTTTGTACATGTTTCCTCTAATTTTACCTAAACGAACTTTATTGTCGCTTAAACACATTAAATTTACCCAACCGCTACCTAATAATTTTTTTACAATTGCATAATCAGTTCCTTCTTCGGCGTCCTTGTATGGCATATTTCGTTTCTCACTATGTACATGTTTTTTTGCTTTTTTATGACCTTTGCCACCGATAGTGTTACGTGTCATCTTTGTTTTGTTAATAGATTACAAATTAAAATTCAATTTTCGAGTCTCTTAATGCTTTGATCAATATCATATAATAGTCTAAGTATATTATTCAGTTGATAGATACCAATGCTTGAAATAATATGCCATACGGCATGCAGTTGATAATTATGAAGAGCTGAACAAAATAGATTTTCAAGACACCAAATAGAAACGCTTGTTGCATAACACAATAACCCTTTATAAACACAATTTGTAAGTTTAGTACGATTCTTTAAATAATTGTTTATGTTAAATTCTTGAGCTAACGAATCAAAAAACACTGTATCAATTTTATTTATAATGTTATAAAGCATGTACACTATTTGTGTTTCATATATTTTCAGCAACGTGTGGAATGCTAAAATTTGTAATTTAGACTGAATCGTATAGATATATGGAATTGACAGCATCATAAGATAACATGGAATTTGACTCTTATCTATAATTTGGAACCAGTAATTGTCTACCTTTGTTCTTAAATATAAATTTCTTAAGATATTGCTGTAAACCATGCTTAAAAGCAACATGGGGATTTCATCTAGAAGTTGAAATGGAAATAAAAGTGTGGCATGAAACAGAATAGTACCTAAAGATGTTAAAAGCAATAAATAATAAACCGCTTTAAAATGCTGGATGACAAAAGTATATGAGTAATTGTATTTGAAATAAAAAGCAGACATGGCTATTGCAACTCCACTTATAGTGTTCCAAAATTCTGCTATAAAGTTTAATAATGCATAGTTGTGTTCACACCAATCTATTGTTGCTTGCATTTCAATACACACTGTTGTTTCAAGTTGTTTTCAATTTTATTATTGAATGAATTTAAAAATTTAAAATTATAATCATAGTATATATGTCTCATTTTTCATTTACACGCTCAAAGTATGACAAGTGCGCATTAGAGCATAAAGATAAAGAAAGTGCAGGACCTGGTGATTGGAATACAGATAGTGGAATTTTCCCACACAAAGAAGCATGTTTTATTGGAGCATCTCCATTTATGCATAATCCTAATAACAGTATTCCAAAAGAGACGATTGACATAGAAAGCGAGCTTAAAGGATTGCCACGTAATTTAAGTAAATGCACAGAATGCAAGTATCACCCTAACATGAAATCTCAAATTCCTCCATCAATTCCAGAATGTCGAGATCAAAGATTGGCTCCAGAATATACACGTGAAAAAGGTGCATGTACATTAGCAGGTATTACCATCAATCGTTTCCATCCACTATGTGATGACCTTCAGGAAAATATTCATCATAATAGTTATGCAGGTGCAAACACACGTCTTGTAGTCAAAGACACATATGAAAAAAAGGTATTGAAACCATTTGATAAACGAGCTTACGACTTTACTTTTGATTTGAAGACTCCATGTGGAACATGTGCGTTTCTTGTACACAATAATTAGTTCAAACTTGATATAAAAATATGTTTATTCATTATATGTTAGTAATGAATAAACGTACTAAACAAGAACGTGTAACAATGATACTTTATTTAGCAAGAAAACTGCAACATTTTCCAATACAATATGACAAGCATATGAACTTATATTCATCTGAATTTCAAGCTATACAACAGCTTAAAAATATTTTCAATGACTATATAAATCAAGACGATTCTTATGCAACGGGAAGATCAGGTAAAATTAAATTTGATGAATTAAACAAGACAATAGAGTATATTTTACCAATTCGAAAGAATGTGGAACCAACCTTGATATTTAGGTCTACATAAACATATCAAGAACTTTCTTGTACTTTGTGTCATCTGATGCTTGAGCAGATTCAGTTTGTGTTTGAACTTCTGCTTGTTTTGTAGCTTGAAAGTATTTTGACCATGCAAAAGTCGAAATTCCACGTACGCCTAAGTATGCAATACCAATTACTCCGAATACAATAACACCACCGGTGGTTTTACCCATTCCTTTAATAACTGAATCAACAAACATTGTTTAAACCTTACTGAATTTTTAATTTATAAAAATAAACGTGAATGCGGGAAAAATTCAATTATTTTTAATGTATGTATCGTAAGAATGAACAATTTTAAGGACAATTTCAAACGTATGTTTTTAGCACCTGATAATACAGCGCAAATATTTGAGTCTATTGAACCTGTTCCAAACATATGCACACAGGAAGATATGTTAAGTATTCAAAATTACATATTTGACAAGTATTTTGATAAAATTGTTGGAGAGGAGGCGCTAGATTTAGAGCATCTCTTAGATGCACTTAACAAAGCTGCAAAAAAACAGTTTGAGTTTCTGGAATCTTCTAAACAGAAATCTATAGTATTGAAAAAACAAGCTTATCAAATACATTTGTATTCACAAGATGCAAAATATCAAGATGGTCAATGTCACTTTGAAAAAGTTTTAAACAATGTTTCTAGTATAAGTTTAAAAAAATTAAGACTTTGTTGTAATATTTACAACATAACAGATCTAAATAACAAAATTGAGATAGGGGAACAAGGAACAAGTTTTATTGTAACGTTACCAACAGGTTACTACAGTATTGAAAATATATTGTATTGCATGACAGAATTGTTCACAAAACATTCCCCAAACAAGCTATCATACAAAGCATCATTGAATTTTGTAAAACATAGAATTCACATAAGTTGCATAAATGGCAATGAACCTTGTCAATTTACATTAAAATTTATAGAAAGTGGTATGGGTGTCCCAATGAAGAAATTGTTGGGTTTCAACAAATCCGAATATAGGTCGAATAATCTTTATGTTTCAGAAAATATGCCTATCTACAATATTTTGAACAGTTTATACATGAAATTATACGTGAATAATATAGAAATTAATAAAATCATGTGTAGCAACACATTTACATATTTTGAAGAGATCAACATTGACCTGACTGATTATTTTGGGAAATATTACCTTCATATTCCACTGGATTCTGAATATTATGACTTTGATTCATGTTTACAAATAAAATCTGTTTCTATTGCATTTTATGACCAATGGTTTAATCCAATTGAACTTGACTTTGATTGTACAATGACAATTGAATGCAATTAATGTTTGATAATTGAATTTGATTGTACAATGACAATTGAATGCAATTAATATTTGACTTTTGATTGTACAATGACAATTGAATGCAATTGACAATGGAATGCTATCGAGATTGAATCCAATTAAAATAAATTTATTTATTGTAATAATACAAGTATGCAATCGTTATTTTGTCCGATTGAACAATCTCTACATAAATTAGATTTATATACAGACATCAACATAATGTGTTGTGTATGTTTTACTGATAAATCTATTGTAACAGTTGATGGCAAAGCCGCGTCTTTATCCGAACTTGAGAAAACATATTTTGTTGACCAGGAAATTCCAGATGATATTTTGTTTAAATGTTGTACAAAGCATTTTTTGTGCGTTCAATGTGTACGACACATAATTTCTAATTACGAAAATCATCCTATAAACTCTGAAAATTCACACTTTAGTTGCCCATACCCTTTTGAGGATTGTGTGACAGAAATAGGTTTTAAATGTATTCTTGATCACAACTTAATTCAAAAGGTGTGTAAAACTGACGATGAATGGAATAAATATATTGCTCATGCAAGCAACTTTGAATTTCCAGGATATACTATAATTAAATGCCCTTTATCATTTTTTTCAACAACTGAGAGCACAAATATCAAATGTAATACAAACATTTTGTTAGAAAATGAAAAAATCAGAGATTCATTAATAGGAGAGTTTATCATTCGATGTGATCAAAATCCAAGATGTTTAAGATCGTTTTGTTATTATTGTAAGAAAGGTATTTCTTATATTAATAATATATGTTTTGAATGCAAACTCAATTCTGAAAGTGAAATTCCTAATGGCTTTAATTACTTTTTCAATAAGAACAATGTGCAATTGACTAGTTCTATAATACAATCAGTGACAGATGTTAGTTACAGTTACGAAGAGAAAGACTATCTATATACAAATTCGGAAATAACAGTCGAAATCGCATTAAATCAGTTAATTGCATTATTAAAAGACGTTAATACATTCATGATTTGTCCAATATGTAAAATAAGCTTATATAAAACAGAACGATGCAATGGATTGTCACATCATGGCGTAGAAAGATGTTATGCATGTGGAAGAATTGGTTACAAAACCAGAGGTCTTTGTGAGCATTGGAGTGACACCGGTAAAAATGGATGTTTTAGATTTGATCATGAACAATTCGTCCACAAGTATGTACCTACATATTTATGCAATGAGCATTTGTGTTCTAGTCATGAAAAAGGCGATTGTAATATATCCGAACACGAAAATGGTCGCAACGAGTTGGACCGTATTAGATTACGTGCATACGTATATCATGCTTTATGTTCTTTACCTTCTAACATACGCTACAGGGTATATGATGCATTATATAATTACATTATTGAGCATGATGACACTTTGGTAACTTTGATACCTTATAAACAATCTTTAAAAATTGTTGAGAAGCATAAATCACGTGTTAAGGATTACATTGAAGAAATAGTATATGAACAATTACATTTAACATTCCCTGAAATTAAAAGGAATGAAATTGTTGAGTTGGAGTTATATGAAACGCTTTACAAATGTGACCCAGTAGAAATAGAAGAATCCCCAGTTAGGAACACTTCAACAGTATCCGCTTGGAGACAAATATTGAATACAGATTTGTTAACTGATTAATTATTTTGCTTTTTTTACTTTAACACTTTTATGGGTATCAAAAACTTTATTCGACACGATTGTATCAACTAATTTCTCGGCTTGTTCTGTATCTTTGAGCTGTTGAGAGAGCGTTTCTACCAAGTTTTCTTTTTTAAAGGTCATATTTACTTTCTTGTCGTACAACACTATTTCATTATTCTTAAACGTAAGCTTATCTACATTATTTTCAGTCATATAACTTAAGAGTTCTTGTTCAATATTAGCACATTGCTTTTTAATATCTTGTTGTGTCTTGCGTAGTTCCTTGAGCTGATTTTGTAAATCAAGGTAGCTTGAGAGTGTTGTCTCCATTTATAATATACATATGATAACAATTTATAATATGTATACAAACACACTTTTTATTTAATTATGATTAGGTTTTCGTCAGGTTTGACTATACAACAATGATAAAACGGAAACAATAATGGATCAAACTTTTGATGACATAGAATACATTCACAAGGCATACACATTAATCTTTAACTTAATCTTTTTATAAATGAAAACTAATTTAGTTTTTTGTTTAAACACACAAAATCATATTCAAAAAATTATGGTATTGTTGGCAGAAAAGTACAAACCAACAACTCAAAAATCATTATTTCACAAAGATGTTGTTAATCACATTCGTAAGTGGATATCAAGCCTCGATTTGAGCTCAAGTAAACAAAAAATACTTTTATGTTGTGGACCAGTAGGATCTGGGAAAACAGTAATAATAGACATTCTTTTCAAGTCTTTCAATTTAATCAAATTAGATACAACTGATATACGTTCAGATTTTGCTCAACATTTGCACAACATTGTTAATTATGATACACAAACTTTAGACTTTATAAAATCAAAAGGCAACCTCATATTTCTAGACAACATAGAGTTGTGTGAAAAATACATTACAAAGTTTGTAGAGTATATACACGGCACATTAAAAGCAAACGTTCCTATAATAATGTTATGTAATACACCAAAATTAAAAGATTCATTTGCGTCTTTACCAAATTGCACTACTTTGGATGTTAAAAATCCAAGTTTATTAGAACTCAGAAAACTTGTTGACGACATTAATTTAAGAGAATCATTAAAACTGACAAATGAACAAATTCTTAAAGTAATTAAGGTGTCTCAACATGATATACGTCAAGTTTTTAATATATTAGAACAATGGAGATTAAATACTTTAGCAAATTTTGATGTTTTTTATAAACATCTACAAGAAAAACCAGTTGATATTGATTTGAATGACAAAGTCTGTTATCTTTTAGACGCTTCTAAACCCATAGATATTGAAATGGCTTATACGATGTCAAGTACAGAACCTTTAAGTATTTCAAACAGCATATATCAAAATTATCTTCTTAATGACGTTCCATTAGACAATTTAGGTAAGATTATGGATTCTATATCATCATCTAACATAATATTTACCAAAATATTTGAGGAACAATGTTGGCAATTATATGATGTTTACACACTCCATTCGTGTGTCATGCCTTCAGCACATATAAAATCAACAAACGTACCTTTTTCAAAAGTTTCTTTGTTTTATCACATTAAACCGTACAAGGATGTTTCACAAAATTTTGCAAATTCCTTAAGTGACGTTCGTAAAACATGTATGGCAAACACTGATTATAGGATATTGAGTCCTTCAAATGTTTCTGATGATATTTTTCGTAAAACAACAGAAACACACTTAGTATCACAGATGTGTATTCATAATTTAAAAATTGTTCACACACATTTCGAAACGCAAAAACGCGGTAAAAATACAACAAAAGAAGAAAAGTTTGAGATGTGTGAGAATATAGAAGATGCATCTGTTAAAAGCGCATTGGATATGCTTGTAAACTTTATATTTGAGTATAAATTATTTGAGCTAGACATTGACACTCTTATTATAAATAGAAATACACTAGATGTAAAAAGGGATATTAATCTATTAGAATTGAAAATGTTCAAAAGATTCTTAAACATTTTTACAATTAAAAACACATTTGCTTTAAAGTCTCATGTAGAATTGGCATTAAAGTATTTTGTTTTTAAAGCGATAGTGGATGATATTAATACGCAAAATCAGAATCGTGTACTAGACAATATAGAGGCTTTAACAGAAGATTTAAGTAACATATGGAATATATAAGTTATTGAAGCAACTACCTTCTTCCAAATCTCCATCGCTCCCAGTCTCCATTAGAGTTATCACTTGTTCGTGCATCCCAACTGTTAGCAGCTTGTATACATCCTCTACCATTATAGTGACATATGCTAACATCTCTATCATATCTCAATGTGTTGTTACGAAGGTCACCAATAGAATCAGCTACCCAACCTCTTCCTGATGCACGGCTAACCCAAAAGTTGCCATCAGGTGCCATACGGAAATGAGGTTGATTGTCTCCATCTGTTGCATCTCCTCTACGAAACACTAGATGATCATTATCTTGTCTCACATTCCACCCTCCAATATTAATTCTGTCAACTGTTAAATTTTTAATGTTTACACTATCTGAGTTTATCCTCATTCTCCAATCTTCACCGTTTCCTCCTTCAATCCCGTATCCAGAATTCGTCGTCCCACTATAAAACATAAGTGGACCTTGGTTTGAAAATCGCATCCAAGAATTATCATCATTGTAGATTCCAGGGTCGCCCGTAACTGTATTTGTTGGACCTCTTATTAATTGACCCGCGCCTCTAATTTTTCCAGCATTAAGATTTCCTGCTGTTAAATTAGTTACATTTGCATTGGATAGACTTGCAACTCCAGCATTGTCAATTCTCATTGCCGGGTTTCCATTACCATTTACATGAAAGTTCATAGAATTGTTTGCATTGCTGTACAAAACTCTTCCTCTAAAGTCTTCTCCACTTACACCAAAATCAAGATAAGACACAGCAGTCGCATTTGCATTCATTTGCATTTGAGTATTCCCAAGTGAATCTGTGCCCATATGCGCTCCATTGCCAATTGGATTGACTGGTATAGTACCATTAGCATGGAAGCTTCCAGTTACTCTAGTGTTGCCAGTAGTAAAATTAGTTACATTTGCATTTGGTGTTTCTAGAGTATCATATATGAAAACACCAGTGTTAGTACCACCATTTGGATCAACTGATGTCCATCCTTGTTGTTCCGTACCCCCTCTCATTCCTAATCTAAATGTTAATTGAGTATTTCCAACTTGAAAGGTGGTATTTCCAGCTGTTAAATTACTTACATTAGCATTTGGAGTTGTCAACATGGCATTACCTTTAAGAAGAATATTACCACCCCTTTGAAATTTGATTTCCTTATTCCAATCCCAATCTGTATTGTCTGCATTTCTTTCAGCAAATACTAAAGAACTGTCTCCAGGTATGTGTTGAACCCATTTGTTTGCCATGTTTAGCGAGTTAAAATTATTAGACGCGAGGATACCATTTGCTCCCCATATTGTTTTACCTTGAAAGTAACTGGTAGCAGCATCGGATGTATAATCGTTTCCTTGCGGACCAATTGGTCCCTGTATTCCTTGCGGGCCTATTGGACCCGGTGGACCAGTTGG